ATTCAAGACCTTTCCCCGCCCTTGCACCGCAAACTCTAAAATACCCTGCGGGGGGGTCGATTCCCCCCATCTCCACAACAAAAACCGCGTGATTCTGCGGTAAACTGAGGGTGTGTTTTCAGCGTGACACGCTTGCGTGACACGCACGCTAATTTAGCGGAGTACAATCAAGATCACGCAAGACCCCTCATGATCAAGCAAGGCGGTGCAAGGATGGCTTCTGTCAAGGCGGTGCCCCACCGTGACGGCACCGTCGTGTACCGCGTCCGGTACCGCACCGGCGGGAAAAACCCAGTCGTAGAAACGTTCTACGATGCCGCGAGCGCGCAGCGCTTCGCCGACCTCGTCGACCGTGTCGGCGGGGCAGCCGCCCGCGAGATGCGCAGCCTCGACGACCTGGCCGCCGCTGACACGCCCACCGTCGCAGCGGCCCTCGAACACCACCTCGAAGCCCTAGCCGCGTCGGCGACGCCCGGCACGATCAGTCGGTACAGGCAGATCGTGCGTGACCGGATCGAGCCGCGCCTCGGCCTGGTCCCGGTGGACATGCTCACCCGGCATGCGGTCACGAAGTGGGTCGCCGACATGCGGCGCACGCCCGTCGCTCGAGGGGCCACCGCCGGCCGCCCACCGTCGGCTAAGACGATCAGGAACACCCAGGCCCTCCTATCCGCTGCCCTGCAACGCCTCGTTGACGAGGACGTGATCCCCCGCAATGTGGCTAAGGGCGTGCCATTGCCCAAGGATGCGCCCGTGCGCGAGATGCGGTTCCTAACGCCCGACGAGTTCGCGCGCCTCCACGCGCAGATCCCCGCCGACTACCAGGCGTTCGTCGCGGCCATGTACGGCCTCGGACTGCGCTTCGGCGAGGCAACCGCCCTCACGGTCGCCGACGTGGACCTCGACGTAGCCCAGCCCGTCGTGCGTGTCAATAAGGCCTGGAAGATGGGCGCGAATGGCGTGCCCTACATTGGGGCGCCGAAAACCAAGCGCGCACGCCGCACAGTCACCATCCCCGCGCCCCTGGTCCCTGAGCTGCGCGCCGCGCTCGCGGGTAAGGGCGCGGGTGATCTGGTGTTCACGGCGCGCCGGGGCGGCCCGATCACGTCGGGGCCGTTCCATGCCCATGTCTGGCAGCCTGCGTGTGATGCGGCTGGGTTGTTTCCGCGCCCGCGCGTGCATGATTTGAGGCACTCGCACGCTTCGGCGCTGATTGCGGCGGGTGTGCCCTTGCCTGTGGTTCAGCGTCGCATGGGCCATGAATCGATCCAGACCACGGTGGACGTGTATGGTCACCTCGCGCCCGATGCGTACGCGGGCGCGGCTGAGGCTATGAGTGTGGCCATGGGCGGTGCGACCCCACAACTCAGCATGTGACGCACAGCTCCCTAACTTGGCTTGTGTGTAGCCCGTGCGCGGGCTATAGTTAGTGGTGTCAGGAGGGAAAAGCCCCCTGAACCTCAACGAAGGAGAAAGACAATGAACAGCGTCACCTACATCACCAACACCAACGTTGACACCACGTTCGCGCACACCACCATCGTCAACAAGTGGCGCGAAGGCCTCGACGAATGGTTTGAGGTCGAGCTTCCCGGCGACGAGGTCAGCGACCTGCGCGCCGCCCTCGCCGAAGCCGCCGAACGGCTGAGCGGCGAGGACCGTGCCCTACTCGAAACAAACGGCTTTGAGGTGACCACTATCCCCGTCAAGTTCACCAAAGACGACGAGGAGCGCTGGGTTAACAGCCGCCCTGTCAGTGGCGACGACCTTTACATGCTCCCACTGGCACCCGAGTGTGAACGCGTCGGCCTGACGAACGGCTGTGACGACTTCTGCGAGACCCTCACCGTCCTTGAAGAACTCGGTGGAAACGTCGACAAATTCCTCCCCTGAGAAACAGCGAAACGCCCCCACCGACCCGTTTCCGGGCGGTGGGGGCCAACCCATAGGAGGACAAATGACCGAACCGCTCACACCCGCCGGCCTTCGATGCCGACGCAAGGCCCTCGGGCTCACCCGAGCCGAACTCGGCGACCTCATCGACGCCCCTGAGAGCGCGATCCGCTCCTGGGAGATCGGCAAGGGTACGCCCCGCGATCCCCTGAGCGTCCACATGCTGCTCGGCAACCTCGAGGACGCCGCCCTCGACTGTGTCGACGAACTCACGGGCCCCGCTGACGATGAGACCGAGGACGTGCGCGTGGTCCCGACCGCCCTGTTCTCGTACGTCGATCACGCCGCGTACGAACAGGACTGCGAGTGGGCAGCACGGCTCCCACTGTCCACGTACCAGGCGTGCGTCGGGAGGGCCTTCGCCTTCCTGTCCGACCAGGACGTCCCCGTCGAAATCATCACCCGAACAAGCTGAGGAGCTCCAATGACACGCGAGTACCTGGGCGCCGCTGACTTCGCCGCCCGCGCAGGCCTGGCCCCGGCAACAATCCGCTCCTACATGCGCAAAGGGCTAACCCCGCCCGCTGACGTACAAATCAGCACGCCGAACGGCCCCCTACGCGGCTGGTCCACCGATACAATCGACGCGTGGCTTGCGGCGCGGCCAGGCCAGGGCGCGCGCACAGACCTGCGCAAGTAGCGCACGTCATATTCAATATCACTTGCACTATACATCGCGCATGATGTATAGTTAAGGCATCGGGAGGGAACAGCCCCCCGAACCTCAACGAAGGAGAAAGACAATGAACACCATCGAAACCGCCGACGACCTCGCAGCGATCATCGAAACCACCGGCGAAAACCAGCGCTACGCCACCATGAGCGACGTTTGCGATGCTGTCGCCGACGCCCTCGGCGACTACGCCGACGAGCACGACATCTCCGCCATCGCCAGCGAGGCTTACGCCTGGTACCGCGCCTACGACCCCGAGGCCAATGTCGAGTACCTGCACGAGCAGGGCTACTACTCGGTCGTGACCGCCGATGAATTCTGGGAGATCTGCGCTAACCACGCGCACTGACAGAAAGAAGAAGGCCCCGACCCCCGCCAAGGGGCCGGGGCCTTCCCACACCAGGAGACACACCATGAAGCAAGACGTCGACGGCGCAATGAGCACCGACGAAGCCCGCGAGCGCGGCTACCTCCCTACCGCCGAAGTGCCTGCGCTCATCAGTGTCGAGCGCGAGCTGCGCGAGCTCGGTAGGACCATGCGCCGCGAGGGCCTGCGGCCCGTCCGTGTCGGGCACGCCTACTGGTGGAACGCCGACGCCGTCGCGGAATGGGCAGCGCAGCGACGCTGGATACGTCCCCAAGGCTCACCAGCCGACCCGTGCTCTTCCCCCGGCTGTGACCGCGATGCGATCTCACACGGCCTCTGTCTCAAGCACTACAAGCGGGCACGCAGCAAGCACGCAGACGCGCCCGCGCCCCGCGTCGGCCAGCCCGTCGGTGCCGGGGTGTACGGGCGCATCGCAGAGGATGAGGACGGGCGTCTCATCTGTCACGAGTGCGGTCAAGCGTGCTTGAGCCTTGCCGCTCACATCGCGCGCACCCACGGAATGAGTGCCGCCGAATACCGCGAGGTCTACGAGCTGCCGCGCACAACAAAGCTCATCGCAGCCAGCATCCGCGAGCGCACCGGCAAGCGTTCGGCCAGCCCAGAGAATCTCGCGCGCCTCGCTCGAGCACGCAACCCTCAAGCCGCCGCCAACGCCCGCACCGAAGAGACATTCAGGGCCGTCAGCCGCGCACAGCGTCAGCGGTATGTTCGTCAGTCTGAATAGCATAGTAGGCCCCACCCTGAGCGGGTGGGGCCTACTGGCGGTTTAAGGGTGAACTGTGGTGGGCCAAGAGGCCATGAGGCCGTTCGCGCCCTTCCCGAGCGCGGTCTGCGCCTGCGACGCGTTCGTGATGATGTGCGCGATGGTGGGCTTGCCTGTCGCCGTGATCTGCTGCCAGGCAGAAGCGGGCGCGTTCCACTCCATGCCCAGAACGTCCCAGCGGGACGGGTCGGCGGTTGCCAGCTCGTTCGGATACAACATACACATCGTGCGGTACCCGCGCGCCTTGGCGCGATCCACGGACCCGGCGTTGACAAAATGCTTCCACAGCACCCGGCGTTCGGGGTGGCCGTTGAAAGCATCGTCGAGCAGATCGTATAGGTCCAGTTCTGCCTGTAGGTCAGAGCTGTTCGCGTCCTGCTTCGATGAGGTCACCTTGTGGTCGATTGCCAGGACGATGTCGTCGGGGATCTGCTCGAGTAGGTCAGTGAACCGCATGAGCGGCCCCGACGCTTGTCGCAGGGTTTTCAGCGTGTCCCACGGCGTTGACCAGATCGGGTGCTTCGTACCACTCACGACGCGCTCGGTTGTCCAGTCGTGAATCATGACGTATTCGCCCGACCCGCACCTGCGCAGGCTGACCTCGAGGGCCTTGAATCCTGCGCGCAGGGACGCGTCGAGGCCCGCCTGCGTGAATTCCGGGTACTCGGTTCCCCCGAGGCGGTGACTGATGTAGAAGGGCCGGCGCGCAAGGAACTCGGCGACCAGGTCACGCGACGCGCCCGGTGTCGTCGCTGCGCGGGGTCGCAGTGGGATGTCGCCGCCTTCACGTCGTCGGCGGTACAGGCGGCCCGTCACGTCACCGCCGTCACGGCGCCGCACCTTGAGTACGCGGCCCGCCGGGAGGTTTTCGACGGCGTCAATCATTAGGGATCACCACCTGGACACCCGCCCCGTTGGCGACCTGCGTGTGCGGGTACGTGACCGTGAGGTCGCCGGCCTGCGCGGTGCGACGCGCCGCGAGGATGGTCTGCAAGTTGTTGCCCTCCTGCGCGGCGAACTCGAGGCGCTCCCACCCGGTGCTGGTTGTGACCTGGTCGGCGGTTTCCGGCGCGGTCGACCGCTCAAACGTGAGGCCGATGGTGAGGCCGGTGGTCGCGGGGACTTCGGGGGCCGTGCAGGTGCCGGTCTCGGCGGGTTCGGCCTGGCGTTTCTTGACCTGGCCGACAATGGGGGTGCCGCCGCCGCGGGTCGTGATCGCGGCCCAGGCGGCCTCGACGGACTGCGACGTGCGCACGGTCAGCTCGGGAGCCCAGGGGCCGACTGCGACGGTGAAACGCATGGTGCCGATCCAGTACGGGTCGACGAGGGTCGCAAAACCTGTGGGGAAGGTGAAGGTCTGCCCGTTGACCGCCTTGGTGTTGACGGCGATCACCGTTCGGTCACCCGCCTGGCCGTCGGTGCGAATCGTGATTGCGTCGCCGATGTACTGCCCCGACGCGTGGCCGACCAGGGTCGGACCCGCCGCGGGGTTCGGGCGGGTCTCCCCGTGGTCATCATGCCCCGGCGCGTCCGTCTGCTCGGTGAGGAGGTACACGGTGCCGTCGGGGAGGGCTTCGGCTTCTGCCCTGGTGTTGACGATCTTGATGTCGGCTAGGGTGAGGGGCTTGCCGTTTTCGTCGACAAGGGGCGTCCCGCCCGGCGCGGGGGCCGGGGTGTCGGGAGAGGGCACCGGGGCGGTGAGGAGATCCCCGAGCGTCATGGTCTGCCCGTCGGCGAGGGTCACGTCGCGTTCAGCGAGGAGGCCGGTCGGGGAGGCGACAGACACGACGTAACGGCCAGGCATTAGTTCGGCGGTGACGTGCCCGTCGTCGCCCTCGCTTGCGACCGAGCCAGGGACGATGAGGTCACCGTCCGGCGTGCGCGTGGGGTTCGGGTTCGGGGTGGCGGTGATGGTGACGGTGACGGGTTGGCCTGTCGGTGACTTGACGCGGCCCTTTATGGTGGCGGGCATGGGTGTCCTCACTGTGTAGCTGGGAGGGGTTGGTGGCCCGCCCCATGCGCCGCGAGCCTCGGGGGTCGTCGCGGCGCCGGGACGGGGGTTACTTGGTGTCGCGCGCTTCTAGCGCCTCGAGACGGTCATAGATCGCCAGGTGCGTGTCGTGCGCGTGTGTGTCGATGATGCGAGTAGCCGCTTCGCGGGCGGTGCGTTCGTCGTGTATTTCGGCGGCCAGGCGGGCGCCGCGCTCATCGATGCGGTCGATGCGCGCCTTCATGTCTGCCAGGCTGCCACCGTGGTTGTCGAGCGTGGATGCGACGCGGTCGACGGCTTCGCTGACTGCCTTCACGGTGTCGCGCACGGTGTCTAGGTCGTCGCGGATGTTCGTGCTGTGGTCGTTGCTGACCTGCGCGTCGGCGGACTGGGCGGCGACCTTCGCCTCCTCAGCGGCCCTGGTTGCCCGCTGAAGGTGCGACTCCATGCTCGTTTTCAGGCGAGCGAAGCCGACGGCGGCGGCGCCGCCCAGGCCGGCGATCATGACGGCGACGAGCCCGTTAATGGCCTCGATGACCTTCGGGTCTGAGAGGAGGTGGGTCACTGGGCACGGTCACCACCCGAGCCACCACCGGACAGATTAGCGAGGCCGCGCATGTGCAGGTCATCAACGGTTTCACCGCCGGGCGTGAGGGCCCCCGCCCAGTCAACAATCGATGCGCCGTTGATCTTGATACCCGAAAGCACCTGGAACACGCTCCAGGCGATACCCAGGAACACCGACGCATTGGCGATGAATAGCTGCCAGGTCGCCGGGTAGGAACCCGACACCCACACGGCCATGGAAACGATGACGGCGACGCCCGCGAGTAGGATCTTACGGCGTGCAGGCGTCCAGTAGGGGCGGTCGAGCGCCGCCTGAATGGGCGGCCAGATGAGGCCGATTACAACGGTTGTGATGAACGGATTGGACTGCAGTCCGAGAAGGAGCTGATTCACGTCAGGCCTCCTTCTTGGTGGCGTCAAGGACGCGCTGCACGGCTGCGTCGATGTCCTCGCGCACGCCCCCGCGAATGGCGGCGACGGCGGCGTTGTGACGCTCCCAAGCCTGGCGAACGAGCAGGTTATAAAAGTCCCACTCGACGACCTTCGCTTCGCCCAGGAGGCGCTCGTATGCCGTACGCTCCCCGTACGTGTTGTCGACGGCGCGGGCGCCGCCCACGGTCGCGTGAATGAGGGCGTACGCCCATTCACCCCACGGGGTCTTGGTAGTAATGATGTGCATGTCATCTCCAATCAGGTCAGGTGTGATAGCTGCGTGCGCGGGGGCCGCGCCCGAAGTGGTGGCGGTGCCGTCGGCGGCTTCGGCGGGCGGTCGCAGGACGTGCGTCCACAGGCCGCGCACGGTGTACGGGTGCGCATAGAAGTTGATGACACGGGATTCGCCTCCCGTGTCGTCACCCTGGCCGTCGCCTTCGGCGCTGCCCATGATGTCGCCCTGCCCGTCGATCCAGAGCTCGGCGACCGTGTCGTTGCCGATGTAGGCGGCGACGTGGCCGACACCGCCCGAGGCAGCCTCGGACAGGAGGAGGTCGCCGGGGTACAGGTTGTCGGCGTCGCCGCCGGTCTGCGCGTAGGGGATCACGGCCCAGCCGACGGCGGCGAGGCCTGCGCGCATGTCCCCCGTGTAACTCGCCGAGCCCGTAGGGAGGCCGGCGCGGCGGGCGGCGGCGAGCGTGGAGGAGGAGCAGTCTGCCTCGGCGACCGCGCCGGGGATCGGCGTCGTCAGGGTGTTGATCGACTGGCGGTTCGGCTGGCTGTAGCCGACGTCAGCGACGGTCGTGTAGTAGGTCATCCAGGATGCGAGTTCTTCGCCCTTCGTGGTCATAGGGTCTCCTAGTAGCCGGTGGCGTGGAAGGTAAAGCTCACGGCGGTAGCCGCGTCGCGGTCGGGGAGGGTGATTCGGAACCCGGTCGCGTTGATCATGTCGACGGCCCAGCGGGTCGGGACGTGTGCGTTCACGTCCGCGTTCACCTGCCCGTACGCGAACGTGATCCCGACGTGGACACAGTCACCGGGGAAAACAACCGGGAAGTTAATAAACGGTGTGACACAACGCTTCGCACCCGCGATACCCTCATACTGCGCGAAGCCTGTCCAACGCCCGTGCTGCTCGACGCGATCCGTCTGCGTGGGGACAGCTGCTTTACCGCCGACGACCCAGTTGCCAGCGGCGGCCCCATACGTGACGACCGGCGTCAAGCGGGTGAGGCTCCACTTTCCGCGCTGGTCTTTCGCGCCGACGCACTTATACAAGTGGTTCGCAAGGTCGAAGTAGACGGGGCGGCCAGCTGTGGGTGTGGCCCCGGCGCGGGCGGCTGCGTCGAGGATATTGCGCGCCTCGTCCTCGGTGTCAACATGAATAATGTGGGCAATAGACGCGGCGGTTTTCGGCCAGGTGGCGAGGATGTCCTCGCCCGCTTCGGGTGTGCGGACGCGGTTCCACTGTTCGATGGTCAAGACGTTCTCCCCTTACTGTCGTAGGTAGGTGGCGGTGAAGCGGTAATCCTTCAAGGTCGCGTAGGCAGGTTGATTTGACAGAAGAGCGAGGCCGATGCGTTCGCCCTCCCCACAGCGGATCATGCCTGATGTGCGGATCGTCATATACTGGTTTGGGCCGGCGGACCCGTACGCGTAAAGCGACCCAAACTGCGAAGTCGGGGAGTAGACGGCGCCCTTCGCGGCGTTCGTGACCGCGAGTAGAACGGTGCCGTCCCAGCTGTATGACTTAATCGCCGCCCACGCCTCGACTTGGTACACGCCGGCCTTTGGGACCGTGACGGTCGTCCCGCCATCCGACGACCTCCACGTGCCGCCCGTTTCAACGAGCTTGCGGCCACCAGTCAAGATCCACATGCGATTCCACGTGTCCGCATTGAAAACTGGCGTCGTGACCTCGCCCGACGTCCAGCACAATGTAGGTTTGTCAGCGAGCGCATCCCACGGGATCTCCGTAACGAGCGTGCGGCGTCCGTTGATGGTCTGCCAGTAGGCGAGGCCGGTCGGGGTGAGTGCGGTGTCGTTGCCTGCGCCGTCTGCGAGCTGGATCTGCACGTTCTGGCTGGTGCGGGTCATGCTGATTCGGCTGGGCGCGGGGTCTGCGTATGCCTCGTCCCATCGGGTGAGGGTGAGTCGGATCGGCCAGTGGTGGCCCGCTTCGGGCGTGGTGTGCGGCCAGGTGGCGGTGACCCTGATCTGACGCTGATCGGTGCTTTCAAGGTCGCCGATGTTCAGGGTGAGCGTGCGGGTGGTGGCTTGGCTGGTTGATGTTGAGCTGACGGCGGTGTTGCCGTTGATGATGTAGGTTGCGGTGATGGTTGCGCCGGCGGGAGCCTGCAGGGTGAGGGTGACGCGCAGGTCACGGACTGTTTTACCTGTTGTGGGTGTTGAGGTGGTTTCGACATGCTCGGGCCCCCATGCGGGTTTAGCGATGTCAAACACTGCGTGTGCGCCCTGCCATGTGGCGCGAGTCGCGGGTGCCTGCCCGTTGGGGTGCCCAACCGTGAAGGCGGGCTGCCACCGCATCGCGGTGTCCCCGCGTTGGGTGCGGGCGGTGCCGACGCCGCCGAGCACGAACTCCGAGCCCCTGAGTTGGGCGCCGCTGATCCACTTGCCGGTGATGCGGTCGGCGATCAGCTCGCCGGGAATGACGGCGTTTTCGGCGCGGATCTTGTCGACGACGGTGAGGGTGTCGAACGCGGCGAGCTTGGCATATAGTGCCTCGCTGGCGACGATTTCGCGGGCCGTGACCGTGCCGGCCTTGATGCGCGACCCGTCGATAGGGCCGACGTTGGCTTCGGCGATCTTCCTCGTGAGGTCGTCGCGGGTTTCCTCGATGGCGGACTGAGCGCCCTGCAGGGCGGCGTTCGCCTGGGTTGCGGCGTCGCGGGCGGCCTTCGCAGCTTCGCCCACGGGCACCGTCACAACGCCTGTGGGGGCGGTGACGGTGGGCGCGTGGGCGAGCGTGGCGGCTCCGGTGGTGTCGCGGTCGAGGCGTACGGGCGCGCCCTGCCAGGTGATGCCAGCGGTCGAGGGGACGACAACGGTCGTGCCGGGCGGGGCGCCGTGGGGGGTGACCTCGACGAGGCCGGCAGCCTGGTCGACGATGCCCGTCACCGTGCCCTGCACCGGCCCCGTGTGCGGCGAGGGTGTGCGCTGTGGGGTGAGGTCAAGCCAATCTGAGAGGCTATCGGGCGTTGACACTTGCATAAACCTCCATATCCACACGCATTTGCGCGTCAGAATCGGCTAAATCGATTGAATAGCCGGTGACGGTGCCGGTCACAACCTCCTCGCCCGTCTCCACAGAGATGGTGTCCCACAGCTCGATACGCGGGTCAGACGCGAGTGCGAGGCTGCGCGTCCCGCGAGCGGCGAGGGCCTTAGCCCGGTACGTTTCCGCGGCCTGCTGAACCGTTCCCTGCAGGTCGGTCATCTGCATTTCGCTGCGCTCGGTCACGACGCCGTACACGGCGGGCTGGTAAGGCGCGTCATACAAGGTCGCGACGCCGTCGTAATGGGGAGCGTCGCCGCCCCCTTCCGGGGTTTCGCCGGTCGTACCGACAAACCACCTGTTCGGGCGGCGCTCGCTGCTTTTCCTCGCGGCTTCAATGAGGAGGTCGCGCCCCGTGTACGTCTCAGACGCGACACCGACGCGCGGTTTCCACACGTGCAGGCAACCGTCGGGGCGCACAGTCCAGGCAAGCCCATACGCCTCCGCGAGCTTCCCCATGGCCTCCGTACGCGACGTGCCCCACTCGAACGTGCGCGGGATCACCTGGTCCCCGTCGTCGACGATCACCTGCAGGCCCCCCTCATCCGGGGCACCCGCGAGGCGCTGAAACTCCGACGAAACGGTCGCGCCGCCGGGCGGGGAAGAAGGCCAATCCATCGGATTCTTCTCGCACCGCTGCAACAGGTCATACGCGGTCACGGACACCCCACCGGCGTTGGTTTCCTCCCACGCGTCGATCTGGTAGACCCCCACCTTGACGCGGGTAGCCACGCCCCCTGTGGTGATCGTCTGCGTGACATGCAACCGCTGCCCGTAATTATTGAGCGGGTCGCCGGGATCACGGGGCACCCACCCATGAGGGGCCTCGAGCGTGAGGCGCTCGCGGGGCGTGCGATCCGTCGACGCTTCGAGCTGCGCGCTGACAACGGGAATGTCCTCAGCGAGGACACGCCCCGCAAGGACAGACGCGACCTGCACGTCGATGGTGGTCGGGGCGGCGAGCGCAGCCGCGTTCGGCCCGCCCCTCATGGCATCCCCGCGAACTCACGCAGGAGGTCAACGTAGGAGCGCCCTCGCCACTTCGAGCGCGCGTCCCACGCGCCCCACGTCACGACCGGGACGTTCCCAAGGAGGCCCGACGCTTCGCCTAGGTCGATCTGCTTGTAATCCAGTGCCCATTGGCGGCGGACACGGTCGCGGCGGCCCGTCCGCTGACTGCCCGCGTGCGTGATGGCCAGGACACGCACGGCGGGGATGTCGCAGTCCTGCAGGTCGCAGGCGTCGTGCGAGTGGACGGCGATCACGGGCGCGCGGGCTTCGAGGATGCGTTCGAGGCGGGCGCTTTCCTCAGCGTAGGCGAGTAGTTCGAGCCGCCCGGTGTAGGCGGCTGCGACGCCCGCCCAGCGGATGACGGGCGTGCGGCGGGCGTTGATGTCCGTCGCGGTGGCACGCGTGTCGTAGTCGCGGGCGTCGTCCCCGATGTAGGAGACGACGGCCCGCTGACGTGAGTCGAGGCTGGTGACTGCGTAGCCTTCGCCCCGGCGGGTGAGCGTGAACCGCCTGCTCCCTACTGTGTAGGTTGTCGCCACTCCGGGCGGCGCGAACGGGTCGCAGAACGCCGACGCTGCGTTGGCCGTGTCGGCGGGGTTAATTAGGCGCTCCCCGTCGTACACGGCGGCGCCCACGTCGGGGCCGTCCAGGTAGAAACAGGGCAGCCCCGTCTCTCTGTGAATCCATGCCTTGACTGCCATTACTGCACACTCCTCACGACCTTGACGGCCTCGGTTCGCGCGAACGCGCGCGCCTGCTCACCCGTCCACGGGTTAGTGACAACCGCCGTGACGTGGACGTTCGCAGCACCCGCACCCGTGGCGTTGCCTCCCACGCCGCCCGTCGCGTACGGGGTCGCATTGCCGGGGATGTAGGTGCCGCCGAAAATGTCGGCAATCTGCCCGAGGATCGCCTCGCTGCGCTTACGCTTCGACTTGGCAAGCGGGATATAGCCCTCGCCCCCGGTTTCGGGCTCAGCCCACACGCGCCACGCGCCCGCCGGGGCGATCTGCGCGACGTGCCGCTCACGGTGGAAGCCGCCGCCCGCGTAGAAGGACAGGACCGATCCGTCGGCCTGCGCAGTCGGGCCGCCGCTCTGGCTATACAGGCCGACGACGTTCACGTACCAGGTTTGCCCATTCCAGGCCGCCTTGATGCCTTCCATCTTGCTTGATACGTAGTCATTAGCGTTGATGTTGACGTAAGGGCTGTAGCCGTCAATCGCAGCCTTAATGGCGTCGAGCTTCGCGTTCGCCGCGTCGTTGTTGCCGTCGATGGTGACCGTGCCGGTCGCCGCGTCGACCTGCCCGACCGACGCGACCAACTGCGCGATAGCCGGGTCAGAATTGGCGTCAATCGTGATCGTGCCATCCTGGTTCTTGGCATAGCCGAGCGTTTCCAGGATCGTCGTAATCGCGCTGTCGTTGACGGCGTTAATCGTGATGGTGCCCCCGTTTTGGGCCTGCACGTAGGCGATAAACGCGTCCACAGACGCGTTCGCCGCCGCCGTTTCAGCGGTCACATGACTTTCGATGCTCGTAGGGATGAGGTTCAGCTGGTCCGCGAGCGCGGCGGCGTCGTCAGCGGACAAGCCCATGGCCTGCGCAACACTGATGAAGTTGTCGCGGGTCGTCTGCATGGCGGCCTGCATGTCCTCCATCGTGGCGCCGTTTTTTTCCATGCTTTCGACGAGTTTCCAGCCCGACTGGGCGAGGTCGTCGAGGGCGGCCTGGTTGGCGCGGCCCGCCGCCGTGGTGATGTCGAGGGTCTGGCCGTTTTTTTCGACGGCTGCGTTCGCCGCGTCAATGGCGTCGTACAGGTTTCGCCACGACCCGCGCTCCCCGAGGATGATGTCCTGGAGGGTTTTTTGGGCGTCGATCAGGTCGTGCGTTGCCTTGGCTTGGTCTTGCATTGCCTTCTGGGCTCGGTTCGCGGCCCCGGCGAGCTGGTCCTGCGCGTTGCTGTTCTTGATGCCTGCTTCGGCGGCGAGGTCGTTCTGTTCCTTCGCCTTCTTGAGGGCTTCGCTCTCATTACCTAGCGCATCTTTAACCTGATTAGACAGCGTGAGGTATTCGTTGGTCAGCTTCGGTGAGCTCTTGGCGGCCTCGTGCGCGGCGTGCATGGTCCGGTTGACGCGTTCCATGGCGTCGGATGATCCGGCGGCGGCGTCGACTAGGTCGTTGATGTCGCCGCCGAGCTGCTTGTAGGCGTCGGCGGCGGACTTCGCGCGCTTCGTGTCAAGGAAGCGCCAGAAGCTACTGTCGTCCTCGGATAGGTTGCGCAGGGCGATAGCGCGGGTCGATTCCGTCGCGGCGCCCGTGACGCTGTTCAGGCTTTCCGCGTATTCCTTCGCCGCGGCGGATGCCTTGGCTTGCTGCGCCTGGTAGTCGCCGAGGACGGCGGTCAGGCCGACCACGGCGGCTGTCGCGGCCAGGCCCCATGGCCCACCGAATGCTCCCAGGAGGGCAGATCCCGCGCCCTTTGCAGACGATGCGATGCCTGCCAGTGCGGGCGTTGCTGCCTGCGACAGGGCACGGACGTTCGAGACGCCGTTCGCGCGGGCGGTGACCCATGCGTTGCCGAAGCCGCCGATAGCGGCGCGCGTCTCAGCGAGGCCGCCGCGCATCCCGCTAAACCCTTCCATGATCCTTGTCAGGAAGGGCACCGACCCGTTCAGGGAGGCCATGGCGGTACGCACGTCGGTAATCATCGTGAAAACCTTCATGCCGGTTCCCGCCGTGAGTGCGGCGGCGGACGTGAAGGCCGCGAGGCCGAGCGCGCCTTGCTGCACGGGTGCGGGGAGGGCGCTGAACGCGTTGACGGCCTGCTCAGCGCCCTGCACGAGCGTGCGCAGGAAGTTGTTAGCGCCGCTACCGCTCTTGATGAACAGCGTCTCAAACGAGCCGCTGAGCTTCTCGAGGTCACCGTTCAGGTTGTCCATGCGCGCCTCGGCGGTCTCAGCCGCATAGCCCGCATCATTAACCTTGTCGATCCACTCCTGAATACCCTGCGCGCCCTGCTCGTACAGGATCGAGGCCGACCGGATAGCGTCGTCGCCGAACATCTTTTTGAGGGCGGCCTGGCGGTCCTCGGCGGTGAGCTTGGATAGGCTGTCGTGAAGCTGGCCCGCGTAGTTGGCGAGTCCGACGAATTGCCCCTGCGCGTCGTACGCGTGAATGCCGAGCTCTTCCATGATCTTCGCGGCCTGCTTAGACTGTGGGGTCAGTCGCAGGAGCATTGTCTTAAACGAGGTGCCGGCGTCCGAGCCGATGTTGCCGGCGGCGGCGAACGCGGCGAGCGCGCCCGTGGTTTCCTCAATGCTGAGGCCCGTCTGCGAGGCGACGAGGCCCGACTGCTTGAGGGCCGCGCCCAGGTCGGAAACGTCGCCCATGGCTTTACCTGCGCCGGCGGCGAGGAGGTCGGCGACGTGGCCGACGTCCGACCCACTGAGCTTGAACTGTGTCAAGGCGATTGATGCGATTCCGGCGGCGTCGGCGACCCCCATGCCGCCGGCGGCGGCCAGGTCGAGCGACCCCTTGAGGCCGCCGTTTAGGATGTCGGCGGTCGAAACGCCAGCCTTTGCAAGCTCTTCGATTGCCCCGGCGGCTTCGGATGCGCTGAACGCCGTGTCGGCGCCCGCCTGAATCGCGGCCTCGCGCAGCTGGTCCATGTTTTCGGCGGACTCGTGCGTCGCGGCCTGCACGTTGCTCATAGCCTGGTCAAAGTCCGCGAAAGACTTAACTACATAGCCGGCGGCGGCCGCCGCGGCGACACCGTACCCGACCATAGCGGTCGAGGCCGTGTCCCAGGCGGCGCGCTGCAACTGCGCGGACTGAGCGAGGCGGCCCATGGTGGTCTCAGCGACCTTGCCGCTGGGATCCCCCTTCGCGGCGAGCTGCTCAAGGCTCGTCGCCGCGCTCTTGATTTGCCGGTTGAAGTCGGCGACGTTCGCGCGCAGGGTGACCTTAACTGACCGTTCAGTCATGGGCATGTGCCTTTCCGCGCTACTGCGCCGCTATGTGACGGGGCGCCCCGCCCGGCGGTTAGTCCTCAGTGCCGGTGAACACCACCGTCGGGACCATGCCGGGCGCGGGCCCGCTCTTGTGCTTCTTATGCCACAAATCGAGGGCCATTTGCGCGTTGTCCTGGCGCTCTTCCACCTCGAAGTAACCCTCGTAGTCGCCCTCGGTGAGGCGCTTAGGGTAGCCGTAGGAGCCGACGCGCGTATCCTCGTACATGTCGAGCGCGCCCGCGAGGGTGCTGTCCATTTCGCCCCACGTGTCGCCGGGGACGCCCAGGAACTCGGTCGGCCTTCGGCCCCATTTCTTCGCGCTTCGGAGCGCCCGTACCAGCCATGCGCCGGCGGGCCGGTCCAGGCACTCCGTCACGAAGGGACTGAGATTGTCGGCTTCATGGTGTTGACGGTGGCGACCGCCTGGACGAGTGCGACGACCTGTGGTTCGATGCGGTCGCGCAGGGTGGAGAGCATGTCCACGGTGAGGCCTTCGGGGGCGGTGATCTGAGCGGCGAGCTGCTCGAGGGTGGCCTGGTCGCCGTCGATGCCGCGCTCGTCCATGTCCTTGCGGAAGCGTTGCACCCATTCGGCGCTTCGGCCTTGCACGGTGATGTCGAGGGCCGAGGCGCGGATCTGGTCTGCGACGTCGCGCATCTGCTCTTTGAGGGCGCGCATGTCGTCGACATTGGCGGCGCGCTTGGCTTCGTCGTACCTGGTTTCGAGGGCGGACAGGTCGGCGAACAGGTCGCCCCTTGCGTAGATGGTGACGGTGCGCTGGACGGGGGTGACGCCTGCGATCCAGGCGGCGAGGTTGAAAGACTCAGGGGTGACGGGCGTATCTGGTTCCTGGTGGGTGAGGTTGAGGTCGCTCATCGTGAGTTCTTCGTCGGCTGCCATGCCATGCTCCTAGTGTGTAGCTGTGGGGGTGTGGGCTGCCGTTGGTGGGGTGCCCCGCCCGACAGGTCTGGCAGCCCATTGTTGGAACCTGCCGGGCGGGAGATATTGGCCGTCAGATGTCAGGCCGGCAGCAGGGAGAGGACCTTCACGTCCTCAGCGGCGTTCATGACGTTCAGCTTCGCGGTGCGCTTGATGTACCCCGCGAAACGGTCGGACGGCTTGGTCGGCGTGCCAAGGACAACTTCGTACACGCTGACGATGTCGTTTTCCGCGATTTCCTTCGACTCGACCGGGCCTTCACGCTCCACAAGCCAGATCGTGGTGCCCTTCTTCTTGATCAGATCCCAGACGAAATCGTCGGCGTCGACCGGCTTACCGGCCTCGTCGAGGTAGCGGAAAACGGTCAGGTTGCCCGCGTAAGACGTGGGACCGGGGGCCTTGCCCTCGCCGGCCTTACACATCTCCTGCTCGGTGATCTCCGCGTCCGAATCAGCGCCGAGCGCGTAGTCAGACTTCATGATGTGACACGAAATCTTCTTGCCGGCTTTGATTTCCCCGATAGACGGGGTTGCGATATTCTGTGGCTTCGCGGTGAGCGCCCACAGGGTGATGCGTCCATCTGCCAGGGTCTTTGCACCTGCCATGATTTAGTCTCCTTCGGTGAGGGTGTCGGTGGTGTCGTCCCCACTGTCGGGGGCGTCGGTGGGTTCCTCCTGGCCGCAACACAGGGGTTCGCGGGCCTCGGGAGGCGGGGTGAGAGTCCAGTCCACGCCCCAGACCGGATGCCCGATCCAGTGGGCGGGGATGTCCTGAAACTCCTGGGTTCTGGTGTTGTATGCGGTAACCATTCAGTCCTCCTTCGTTTCGGGGGTGGCTTGTGTGCGGAACGTTACGGTGCAGTAGCGGGGCGCTCGGTTCGCGGGCGCGCCCACGGTCGAGTTGTCCGAGCGCACGTCCGTCACGCCCACGTGCGCGAGCGGGAAACACCGCCAGCCGGGCACCGTGGGGACCTCACCTTTCAGGGCGGCGGTCACCTGGTCGGCGAGGTCAAGGACGTTCGCGGTCGTCGCCGCGACGACTTGCACGTGCAGGCGCACGTCAACATCCCCGCCGCAACCGCCCACGGTCTCGGACGTGGCGTGCGTGGGCGGCCCCCACACGAACATGAACGGCATTCCGGGGTTGCCGGGCGGGTCACCGACGAACGCCTTGACAGACGCCCCCGCCGACGTGAGGGTGGCGAGCCGCGCCCGCATCTGCGTCATGATGTCAAGTGTCAGCCCCATAAGTCCTCCACGATGTCGGCGACGGCCTTCTGGAAGGCCTCGGCTTCTTCGTTCAACGGTTCGATGGGGTCGCGGGTGTGGCCGCCACCCCTCGACGTGCCGAAATAGGCGATATTCGCCAGCGCGCCGCTCGGCTTGTCGGGGCCGATCTCAGCTTCGATGGTGTGGCCGCCGTCGATGAGGTCATAGGAGATAGACCGGGCGACGGCGCGGATACCAGCGTTGCCAGACTGCTCGAGGTCGGCCTGCATGGCGCGTTTGATGTTCAGCGCGCCCCGGCTCACGGCGGGCCTAAGCCAGCGGGACAGTTCGCCGGGGAGACGGGTCGCGTCGGCGGCGATCTGCCTGACCTCGGTGGTATCAATCTCGATGCCACTCACAGCAAATCGTCTCCGTTGGTTTCCACGTCCACCTGGAAACGGCGCGAGGTAACGTGCGTCTTGTCGAACAGGCCCGTCACGCGAAAAACGCTCAGGTAGCCGGCGACGCGGATCAGGTCACCGACGCGCACCGCGTCCACATGGTGCGGCAGGTGGATGCTGTACCGCTGGATGGTGACGAGTGCCCCGGCGGCGTTCGCCGCGGTCTCGTGAGCCTCGTAGGTCTGAACCTTGCAGGGCCCGGCCCATACGGGTGTTTCTGCGATCTCGTCGAGGCCGTCCTCGCCTGTGGTCACGGTCGGGCGGGTGACGGTAGCCCGGTCGGTCATGAGGGCTTCGGCGGCGCGGCGGCCAGCGATTACGGCGGTGCGCGCGCTCATGCCCAGCCCCCCGTCGGCGTCGTGTCTGCGTCGCGGCCCCCAAGCCAGGGCGCGGGGGTCAGGAGCGGCATGTAGGCGCCAGAGGTGGACCCGTCCTGCGAGAGGCGCGCCCATTCGTCGGCGGTGAGGGTCAGCTCCACAGCCGACGCGGCGGCGTCCAATGTGTAGCTGTAGTCATCGATGCGCTCGTTGCGCTTGCCATCCGGGTTGCGTGCGCGGCGGGCTACGACTTCGCTGATGACGTCGGTGAGGATCTGACGGTCAAGCGCGGCCAGGTCTCCGAGGCGCGCCGCAATGATGCGCTCCGTCTTGGCGATCCAGTTGGTGATCTGGTTCTGCTCGTCCGGGTCGGTGATCGGGCGGCCCAGGGTGGTCGCCACGTCGATTACGGTCGCGTAAGACACGCGCGCCCCCTATCAGTCGTCAGCGGTGGTGGTGTGCCCGGCGGGCGAGCGCCGCACGTACCCGAGGCGCTCCCAGTGGGGGAGTTGGCTCTCGGGCACGGCGACGTGGTCACCCGCCGGGCTCGTCAAGTGAACGATCAGGTCGTTCACTTGCGGACGATCTTGACGAACGCTTCCTTGTCGGCCAGCGCGAAGCCGTACTCGGCCTCGGCACGGATGGCGACGAGGTTCTGCTCGTACAGGGAGACCAGCTGGCCACCAATGGTGACAGTCGCCTCAGTAGACACGTCCATGGTGATGCCGCCGACCGTGCCCCAAGCTGCCTTGGTCCAGTCGCCCGCGAAACCGACGGTCTTTTCCAGACCGACGTTCTCGTGCAGGTAGGACGGGCGGCCCAGGATAGAGCCCGAGCGCAGGGCAGGGATCAGGCCGTCATAGGAGGCCTCGGCGAACAGCGGGCGACCCGCCGTGTCCTTCGTGGTGAGGAGGTCCACCTCGAAGCCCGTGTCGAAAGCGAAACCGTTAACCTGCTTCTTGGGGGTTCCCTGCAGGTTCAGGCCCATCGCCTTAACGATATCGTCGTACACGTTAGCGCCAGCGGTAGCGCCCAGCGTGACGGACTTGGTCGTGGACCACAGGGAAGTCCCGAACGGGCCGGTGCCGGTTCCGTCGCCGCCCTTGTCGTAGAAAACGGCCAGGTCGAACGCGCGGGCGAACGCCTCGGCGAGCAGACCGGCGAGGGTCTCGCTGTAGCCGCCGGGGTTCGCGCGAATAACCTCCTGCGAGGCCACGGCGATTGCCGTCAACTTCTTCGGCTGCATGGTCACGAGACCAAGGGAGGCCTCGGTGGTGTGCTTCTTCGCGCCCTCAGCGGTCCATTGGGCGCTCGGCTTGCCCGTCACGATAGGGAAGGCCTGGCCCGACGCGCCGAGCGGGACCTTCTTCATGAGGGACATAGCGGCCGAGCCCTTGGCGGCCTCGTCGAAAATCGGGCCCGCGAGTTCCGGCTTGATAAAGCCGCTAAAATCGGCGAGCTTCTTGGGGTTGGTGATAGCCATTGTGGGTGCTCCCTTCGAGCGTGAGATTGTGGGGTGGGGGTGGGCTGCTCAGTCCGTCAGCGCCCGCCGACTGCGCCGATCAGCATTGCCGTGAGCGCGTCCGTGGTCGTCGCCGGTTCGGGCGTGCCACCCTGCGACGGGTCGGGACGCATAGCCAGCGGCGCGGGGGTAGCGTCAGCCGCCGGGGCGGGTGCGGGAATCGCGGCGAGGAGCTTTTCAGCGGACGCCGTAAGCTCCTCGGTGTTGCTGCCCTGCAGGAAGTCCGCGAGCGCGTCAGGCACGGCCTTGTCGTGGATGACCTGCAGGCGGGCGAGCTGGGTTTGCAGGTCGGTTACCTGCGTCGCTGCCTGCTCGGCTGCTGTGGTGGCGGCTGTCTTAGCCTCGTCGAGGCTGACGGTCAGGGCCGCGACCTGTGCTTCGAGATCCTTGACGCGCGCGTCGGCGGCCTTGCGCGCGTCGCGTTCGGCGCGCAGGGCCTTGACGCCGCCTTCGTTGAGGGTTTCCTCAGCGGCGGCCTCGGGGGTGTTGGTGTCCGGCGTCTGGTCGGGCGTGGTTTCGGTGGGCATGAGTGGTGGGTTTCCTTTCTCGAATCACTCGAGGGGGCCGCCCGCGCCGTCGCGGCGCGAGTCGGGGGCTTAGTGGGCGGCGCGCAGGAGGGCGCGCATCTGTGTCAGTTCGCCGCCGGTTGCGGTGGCCGCGTAGTAGCGGGCTTCGACTTCGGCGGCGATCTTCGGGGTGAGGGGGTAGTCGGCGCCGCCGATGCGGGCGCCTCCGTGGCGTTCCTGCGCGGCGGGTGTCCACGGGTTGAGGCCGTTTTGCACGTCCTGCCAGTCGCGGGTGGCGACCGCGACGCGCTTTTCGGCGGCTGTCATCCGGCGGCCCTCGTAGGTGGCCTCGTACTGGCCGCGCAGTGCGCCGCCGCTGATCTGGCCTCGCCCGGTGATATATCCCTGAGCGCGCAGGGCCTCGACGGCCTGCTCACGGTTCGGGTTCAGGCGGTAGATCGTCTCCGGCGTCATGCGGCGCTGGCCTTTGCGTAGGATCTGGCCCGCCCACCCGTGGCGGCTGGTGCCCTCCGTGGTGAACGCGCCCCTGTACTTCATGCCGCGTCGCGCGTTCACTACCTGATACATGTCGGCGCCGTCGCGGATCGCGCGGGCGCCCGCGTTCGTGAACACCCGGTTCTGCTCGGCTTCACTCATGCGGTTGAAAGCCTCGTACGGGTCGTCGATGAGACCCTCAGCGAAAGCCTCGGCTTGGTCGGTGACCATGGTCGGCACGTGTTTGCAGTCGCACCGGGGGTGCCGTAGAAAACCCTGGTTCCACCTGTAGAACCTGCCTGCGAGGATGACGCACCGGCTGCATGACGGGGGGTTCAGCATCCGAACGTAGCCGACGCGCGGCCGGGCGGCGATCTGCACGCCCGCCGCACCCCTGCCCGCGTCCGCGATCTCGGTCAGGACCATCATCGAAAGCTGACGGCCACCCGCCGCGAGCGCCTGGGCGGGTTCCACGCCGTCGGCTATGAGTGTGCGGGCGGTGATTGCGGGGGCGCGCAGGAGGGTTTCGAGGCTGCGTCCGTCGGCGGCGAGGCCGGCGAAGGCGTCGGGGTCGACGATGCCGTCGGGTTCGGCCCATTGGTCTTGCTGGCCGAGGGCGAGGGCGCCGCTGACGAGGGCGCTGGTCGCCGCCGTGCGTTGTGCGTTGGTGATTGCGGCGGCGACGGTGGGGATACGCTCGTGCCACGCGTCGGCGATCCAGTTGGGGCCGAGGCGGCGCCACTGGCGGGTGGCTACTGCGAGGGCGCGGGCTTCCTGGTCACGGACCAGCCCGTAGTGGTGTTCAATCGCGGGCGGTATCGATGCCATGTGCGGCGTCCGTGTCGTTGTCGGTCAGCGCGGGCGTGGTTTTTTCGAGCAGTCGCAGGAGGTCGGGGTCGGTTTCCTCCTCGCGCAGATACGCGCGCTCCGTCGCCTTACGGGCGTCATCCCATCCCAGCTCGTCCCAGGCGCCCTCGCGGCTGATAAGGGGCTTGCCGCCCGCGAGCTTCTGCAACGCATCGGCCTTCTGGCTGAACGTCGGGGTCGCGGGGTCGTGCCAGGCGACATTCACGGCGCCCATGGGGACGGTGTGGCCCATGATGCGGGCGGCGATTGTCAGCGCGCGGGACAGGGCGGCGCCGCACTCGGCGTTGACGCGCTCGACGCGCTTGACGAGCTTCGATTCTTCGGCGCGGATCGCGCCCTCGGCGGGCGGATTCGTGGTGATGAGACCGAAGTAGCGGGCGGGGAAGCCCGTTAGGGAGGCGGCGAGCTTCCCGTACAGTTCAATGGTGCTGTGGAAGTTTGACAGTTCGCCGGGTGCAAGCTGGGTGACCTTCGCGCCCGCGTTCTGCAACGCGACAAACGGGTTCAGGTAGTTCGTCCAGGCGGACGGGTCGGCGAAATCGCTGCGCTTGGCACCCATGATGATGCGCTTCGGGACGGCGTTCGTCTCGAGGGCGGCTTGCATCTGCGTGATCGCGCGTGCGGCTGCGTCCGTCACGCCCATGATGTCGTCCATCTCGCTGTGGCCGGTCGTTTCGCCGGTCATCTGACGATTGAAAGACGGGATCACGGGGACGACACCGAGGTGATGCTCGTCGCGGTCGACCACACGCCAAGCGCCGCCCACCGTCGCATAAGTGGTGGTCGTGTCGGGCGTGTAGATCGTCGCGTACCTGGTTTGCGTGCCGTCGGCGGCCTGGTCGGTCACGATGCGCACCGCGTGCGTAATCGTCTTGCGACGGTAGTCGTACTTCACCGTCATTTGGCGGGGGGATTCCACGCAAATGATCGGATAGTCGCCCTCAGCGTCGCCGACACCGACGGACAGGTAAGCCCGCCCATAAATCAACCGGTCACGCTTCCACTTGCACAGCTCAGCGGCCAAGTCGTTCGCGTCGATCATGGCGCGCAGATCCTCAGCGACCTCGGGATGCGACGGGACCATGATCCCGCGCACGTCCTGACGCTCCTCAATCGTGTCGACCACGACCCTAGGCCAGTTGACGACGGTTTCGAGGGTGCGCAGGGACGGGGGCAGGGCCAGACCAAGGTGCTGCAACGTCTGGCGGCCCTCGTAATAGGCGCGGTGCTTGCGATCAGCGGGGGCCGTGAGGTTCAGGGCGTTCTCAGCGTCGGCGAGGAGCTTCGCCTCGTCGCGGGTGATCTGGTCAGTCATACGATGTGTGTCCTTTACCAAGCGAAGCTGATGGCGCCGCCGGCCTCCCAGCCTTCGGCGTGCTCATCCGCCGCGGCCTCGTGGGCGAGAATGTCGGCCATGAGAACGTCGATCTTCATGTGCTCGGCTGGTTTGCCGAGGATGAACTTGTCGCCGGGCTTGGCGACTTTCCGGGCGTGGAGGGCGCATAGTTTCGCGGTCTCATCCGGGGTGTGCGTGGTCAGGCCTTCGGCGAGATCCTCACGGAAACGCACCAGCGCCGCGAACATGCGCGTGATCGAGTTCGTAGGCCACTGAACGACGACATAGTCCCCATACAGTTGCTCCCAGTGGTCGATCTGCGTTTCCCAGTGCCTCGGGTCGCAATAGAACCGCTGCACGGTGTATCGGTCCATGAGTTCGGCGACCGCCGCGTCAACCTCACCACGGGGGATGCGGCCTTCGGGCCATTCCTCGGGGTTCCAGACGGTGGGCCGCTGATCGGGGCCATACGTGGGCGTGAAGCGCAGGCCGTCGACGGTTTCGGCGCGAATCGCCGTCCAGTCACCCGACCGCGAGC